ATTTCTCATACTGTGCCAATACGGCGTCTAATACATTACTCATTTTTTAAATAATTAAAGTGTTTAAATTGAATTATAAATATAGTTGAAGATGAGCCTTATGTCAAATAAAAAAGGTCATCTTTCGATGACCTTCTAAATTTTTTAAGATGGTTCTTGTCCCGGTTGGAACGAGGTCCTAATATCTGTGGGATTAATGTCTTCAACTTCATCTGTAGTCAATACATAATCTTTTTTTCCAGTCTTTTCCATTTCAATTTTTTTGTCATCAAAGAAATCTGATAACTTTTGGTTGAAAGGATATGAATCATAAGTTCTCAATTCTAACTTTTCTTGTGGAGTTTTCTCTCTATACTTTTCGATTTTATTCTCAATAGTGTTGAGTTTATTCATTAATGCATCCATTTCAGATAGTTTTGATTCTAACTTTGAGATTTGTCCGAAAAGATTATTGAAATACTCATCTTGTTTTTGTTCAATGTTTTTTTGAGAATCAACAAGGTCAGTTATTTCTAACTCTTCTGTTCCACCTTCATCACCTTCTGTTGAGTTACCTTCATCGTCGATTACTTCAACGTCTGGGTCGTTTTCAACATCAATTTTTTCTGGTGCCACTGGTGCCACTGGTGCCGCTGGTGCTAGTGGTGCATCAGGTGCCGCAGGGGCTCCTTCACCCGCACCTGTTGGTGGGATTGCCGCAGTCACTTCATCAGCCACAGGGTCTGTTGGTGGTAATGGCGCTTCTTGCTCATTAATGTATTTGTTGATACTCTTGTATCTTTGAATTTCACTTAGAATTTTTTTGTCTAAACTCATTTTATTATCCGTTTAATAATTGTTTTATTCCGTGTGCGGTTTCCACTTTAACTTTTCTATTCGTGTATACTTGATGTCCCGCTCTTTCAATCAATCCATCTTTTTCTCTAACAACATAACATTCGCCTGTGTCTAAATCACAAACTTCTTTTGTTCCGTTACCGTTGTCTTGCTCAGAAAATCTAACTGATTTTCCAAGGTAGTTGTCTAAGGCTGTTTTAATGTTCATAAAAATTATGTTTATTATAAATATAATGAAATATCTAAATTACATTTTATGCGTATGTTAGCGGTGGTGTTAATGTTATTGGTCCTGTATTATTATAACTTTCCAAAGTTATATTATATTGATTACCAGGAACTCCATTAGTTAAAGTTGGAACCGAGAATTTAAGTTTAGTTGTTCCTATTAATTGAATTGACCTAATATCAACCGGTTGATTTGCAACTTTAATTTCTCTTACAAATTCTAAGTTAGTTCCATTAATTGTAATAATTGTTCCCGTGGATGCTGTTGTCGGTGAATATGAAGATACTGTTGTTGGTGGACATGTTGGCGTTGGAGCCGGTGTGTTTCCTTGACTTTGAGGTGATTGAGGAACTGGTGTTTCCTGGACTACAACTCCACCTTTTAATCCATTATCAGACGCACTCTTAGCCGCCGCAACAAACAATGCTGAGAAATTTTCAACGTATCTTTGTTTATCTTTTTCATACTGCTCCGATGTCATGTTATCAACAGGGAAAGATGTCACATAATATTTCAACAAACCTCCTTGGTCTTGAATTTCATTGATTCTATTTCCAAGTATGTTTTTCATATATGTAAGATATGAGTCAAGATTTCTGAATCTTGCTGCCGGTAGTTGCTTAAGACCACCAAGTGTTTTTGTGTTGACACAAAAGAAAGAATTTTGGATAAAGTTTTCAGTCTGTGAATAACTATCCTTATCCAAAGTAATAAGACCAAAGTTATAATCCCAGCTTGAGAATCGACCTGTATCTGAAAGACTCTTACTGTATGCTCTGACATAACTTATCATGTATATTGCAGTTTGTAATGCAACATTATTAGGTGCCGACGCTTTGATTGCCGCCGCAAAATCTAACTGACTTATCGATGTTTCAGATACCCCTGTCGTTACCCATGAGATATATGAAGAATCCAAATTATTACTACATGAGTTTTGTGCTGCTAAAGTATTTTCATCAGCATCTTGAACAACATTATTCGCAATTGATTGAGTCGTTGTTCCTTGTGTTGTTGGTTGGTCTGTCTTATTAACAACCAATGCTTCAATTTGTGTAAGGAGGTTTTGGTTGATTGACTGAATAAAGTTATCTATTGGTGGTAAATCATATACCCCTTGTCTTACACCTTCAAACTCAGTTATGAAGTTTCCTGCACTGATTGAGTGAGAAACACTTGTAATCATATATGGACCATTAAACATTGGAACGTGTCTCAAATTGAAATACATTGTTGGTTGAATTAAAGCATTTCCTAATGCAGTAACAGAACAAGTATAACTTCTACCTTTATAGTAGTTGTATAAACTGGCGTTTTGGTTTCCAACTGTTCTTGTATTTGTTTGGTTTGCCATTTCGAGAACAGCCTGAATTGACTCGGAAGTCGCTTTTCCATTATCTTGACCAACACTGAACGATGAGAATATGTTTTGGTTCCTTATACCAATATCAACGTTGAATCCCACACATTTGTTTGAAATTGCATAATCGGTTTTTCCCAATTGGTCTTCCAATAAAGGAACCTCACTACTTCTTCTAAACTCAAAAGAATCATCTCCATACCCTGAAACAATATTCGGTAAGTTTAGGTGACCCGAAGGTTTACCAACATAGAAACAAACCATCTTAGGTCCTGACTTTCTATAATCAACAGTTCTAAAAGTCCCCCACAAATTATCCGCAAACTCTAATGAACCTTCTGGGTTTGCAACCGTTAACCCATCAACATCTTGGACGTTATAAAAATTAACATACGCTGGTAGTGGCATAACAGTGAAATTATTTTTCATTAGAATTCCACTTATCAAAGTATAGACAGACATTCCTTCGTTAAGGTAATTCTTACTCAACATACTTTTTATATCGAATATGTCTAAGATAATCGTATCACCTATGTTTCTTGACGCTCTATCTAGAAACAATATGTCTTCGAAAAGTGTCTTTGTTTTGAAGTCAGAACCCGCAACCCATTTGTCATTTAATGTTTTGAAAACTTCATATGTTTCAACCTTACCCTGCATACTTTGAATCTGAGAGTTGATGGTCGCCTCAGTCGGTTGAGACACGTTTGGTAAACCCGCTTTGAATCCAGCTATCACTTGATTTAATAATAAATCTTGATAAGTGTTAAGACCATTCAAATAGGTATTTAACTGACCTTTGAATGTTGAGGCATTCAAACTTGGATTGAGTAGTTTCTGTGTTGCATACATCTTTATTAATTTCGAACACAAAACAATGTTTTCAACCGTAAATCCAAGGTTATTGTCAGGAAAGAAATCTGTAATATATGAACCACTATCTTTATATATTAATTGTTGTATTGTTGAAAACCCAACTTCTTTTTCCAAAGTTCTCCACTCATTTGGATATCTTTGTCTTGATTGTGCCAAAGTAACATTTCCACCTATTGTCGGCACACTATTTGTAACATATGGTGTGAAAGCAATCGGACTAACAACCCTTTGAACCGTATTTTGATAACTCACATAAGAATCAAATATTCTTCTACTATAGTTCGATGGATTACCATTTCTTAAAACCACATCATACTGCATGAAACCTTTAATCTGTGAATTGAAATTACCAAATTGTTTTGTAATTGTATCTTGGAAAAGCACTTTTACTTTATTTTCAGTATTGCCAGTCACCACAGTAGGAAATACTGTCATGGTGCTCCTCATAAAACTTTGGAAGTTTCTAAAGTTGGAATCCATCTGAATGACAGTAGAATCTATTGTAGATTGATTTATTCTATAAGACACGTTTGTAATTGGCTTACAATAATTCAAGAATTCCTGTTCCATCAGGTTTAGTGTCTTTGTATCAAAAACCGCAAATATCTCTTCAATTTTACTATACCCTGAAATTGAATTCAAGAACATAGGTGATACCGACAAATTTGGAGGAATATGAGTCATATACTCGTTGTAAAGCGGTTTTTTTATTTCATCTGAGTTAAAATATCCATAGTTTGGAGCAGACCATAAAGTTCTAACAGAACCATTATACATTGAAGGGTTAAACGTTAGATTAACCACTGTATTTGCCTGAGTATCTTTATTTAAACATTCAAATTTAGTTTGGTTCAGATTCACACCAAAAGATGGAATAACGTAGTAATCGTCATCCAACCTTGCTTTTGCTGATGGCACACAAACATTAGGAGTTGTGAAAGAATCATTGATATTTTTTGGTATCAAAACAGACCATGTCGCTAAAGCTAAACTAACGTTGTTTTGGCTAGTATTAAAATTAGAATTTGGAAATTGATATAACAACATACCATCGTTAATAGAGGATTGTATTTCCGATGATGTATAGTTTTTATAAAGATTTGACCCATTATAAAAATAATTGAAATCGTTTACCAACTTCGGATAAAATCCTGGTTGGATTCTAATTTGTTGTGTATTTTGTGCTTGTAATTGTATTGTAATTGTATTTGATGTGTCTTTTAATTTTACATCGTATTGTTTTGAAACATTGTTTGTTACAGGGTCATAGTTGTTTATGTAGTCGAAATTTTTCCAAACGCTGTCTAAGATATCAACATTATCGTCAACATATTTTTTATATCTATACCAAACCGACCCTAGTTTCAAAACCCAAGCGTAAGGCATTTTGTGAATTGCACCAAACTTATTGAATACTGATGCAATATAATCTAATTCCGTTGCTTGACCATTGGTCTTATATTTCTCTCTCAACGTTCCTAAAGGAAGAGAATTCAAAAATAAATAAGCAGCAGTTACATAAGGATATGTGTTACCAGTTCTATCACTTTCAACACCCTGTTGAATCGCATTTACGAAATATGGTGTGTTCAGAATAGAAGTTGACTTTTTTGCAGGCATCGCTCCTGATGGAGAACTATATAAACTAAATCCCTCAGTTGGGATAAAATCATTCGGTGTTCTTCGTGTATAAAATTCATTTAATGTTACTTGTGTAGTTTCTAATGGTTGAACCAAGAAGTTTGGTTGGGTAACATTCAAATATGAAAAGTTAGTAACAGGTCTGTTAGTTGTATAATCATAGATGTTTTCAAAGTTTGAAAGTTGATTTCTGTCAGTGAAGACCTTTAAACTTCTGTTAGTATTATAAACTTGTTGTGATTGACTTACGTCACTGTTGGCTAAATTTATAGCATTCCACGTATAGTCCCTAAAAGGATACGTATCGATAATAAGTGGGTCGTTTGGAGCCTCCTTAGCTAATTGTAATAATTCACCTTTGTTCACATTAACCTGCGGCTCCAATCCTAACTCATCAGTTCCTAAAATACTGAACGGAGTTTCTACTTCAGCCTTGATGTATGGTGTTATGAAAAAGTCTCTAATAAAGTCCTGCCAAGATTTTCCCGTCCCTTCGTTTGAATATTGTCTTAGGAATGTTGTAAAATTAGTTGACGTGTAATTTGTATTTTTTAAGTCAAACGCCAAAAATGGTGCATTTGTTCCAACAGATACAACAATGTTATTTGTGTCCGCAGCTTTATTCAAGTTAACTATTTGATTTTGTTGGTTCGCAGTTCCTCTAATAAAATTTGAGTAGTGTGATGTAACGAATTGTCTTTCCCAAATCTCATACAAAAACTTTAGAACTTCTTTGTTTGCAAATGGAACATTTGTTTGTGGAAACTCAATCGCATTTATACTAACCAAAGGTGTTGTCTTTTGACTTTCTATTGGTGTTTGAGATGTAGGAACTGAAAACTTTTGGTTCAACCCTTTCATGTATTCCTCAACAAACTCCACTTCCGGCCAACTTTCGGTTAAATAACCTTGAGTTAAATCCACAACTGACGGGTCACCAATATAGGTTAATTGAAATCTACCTTTTTTATCATCTGGAGATTCAATGAAAAATGATGGCCATGGGTATACAGGTTCCTCGGCGGTTACCAACCCTTGATTCAGAGTTGCAGCATTACCCGCAATTTTTGCATTTTTTCTTACTTCAATGTTTGGTGCTGAAGATACATTATTTTGTATCACTTGTTTTCTAACGGGGTCATTTTTAACGTTCCAAGCATTTGTGTGAACATCATCTAAAAGTCTTAAGAAACCTTCAGTGTTTGCCATAATGACAGCAATAATGTTTCTTGCCGTAGGATTGAACCCGATTCCTAAAGATTGACTTTGAATTCGGTTTTTCAAATCCTGAGTTATTGCCGCCTCGAACTCTTGAAGTTTTTTATTCGCTTCAGTTGTTATTTGATTAATTGTTTGAATGAATCTGTTCTTTCCTTCAAATATGAATAACGGTGGGTTAGTTTTCTTTGGAACTCCATTAATCTTTTCATCTCTCTGAATCAACTTAAGTTCAATCTGTTGTTTTACTTGTTGTTCTTGCTCAGGAGTTGGTTTGTTAATACTTAAAAATTGTTGAGTGGTCTTGTTCAAGTTTACATTAGTGATGTTGAAAGAATCTAAAAGCATATCATAACCTAAGTTATTCAATTTGATTTCAGATGGTTGACCAACACCTAATGTGGGGTTCTCAGTTAAAACTGAAAGATACTTTGTAAAGATTCCTTTAAGTTCTGTAATTGCAACCTCTTCTTGTGTTAAATTGTTAAATAAATTAGTTTTGAAAAAGTAAACTCTCGTGTTGTTGTCTAACACAATTGGCTTTGGGTCTAAATATTTAAATGACCAACTACTGTTTGTTCCATAAACTGCGGTTTGAAGTTCTGTTACTGACTTCAGATAGTTTCTAACGTTCGTCAACGGCTCAACATTCACCTTAGGATATGAATTAACAATTTCCTGTTGGAATGTATCGAACTTGTTAATCAATTGCATCAGTGTTAGTTCAGGAAAATCTGGTGGTATTAACCCTTTAGACTTGTATTCACTATAAACTTCAACAATCTTTTGATAACCTTTTTCACTTACGAAACTAGCAGAGGTTGATGTTGATGCTTTTGAGGCATCTGTATTTTGGTTATTCGCTTGAACATTACTTGATTGTTGCTGTAAATTTTGGTTAGTTGTGGATGTGTTTGATGAGACATTACTATTGTTAATGTTAAATCTTCTACTATACATGTGTGGTGTAGCAATCAAATGCGAGATAGATATCTCATTCAAAACATTGAACTTGAATCCCTTAAATTCCAAACTAACAGTATAATTTCCACTGGCACTGTTGAATCTCGCATTGAACTTTTCCAAATTGAGTTGATATCTAATAGCCTGTCCATAATAACCTTTCAACGTCAAATAAAATTGAGGATAAGGTAAATTAAAAAATGCAGCATATGGTGAGTTGTTCCCCAATTGGAATAATGCCTTTCCTTGAACATCCTCAAGTTCTACCGATACTGTTGGAATAAACGAAGATGAAACTTTTACATTAATACTTGTTATACCTAACAATCCATTATCAACAACATTTTCTTGGTCTACAACGGTAGCACTTGTATATCCTTTAGAACCTGATTGTCCTAAATTAACTTTGTTCAGTGGTTGGTTAGTGGCTTGAGATTGTAATGCGTTTTTACCTGTTAACTCATCATAATAGCCCGTCCCGAAATAATTGTTTTCACCCGGTCTTAAAAAATTGATTTTAGCAATGGAAACGGTTTGTCTTACGTTTGTTCCGGGAATGGCACCAACAAGTAGTTTTGTTCTTGGCAGAACATCAGCCTCAAGATTCGCATACATGATAAGATTCTCATGGTCAACCAATCTCTCATAAACTTTACCGTCATTATTAATTGTTCGGTTCGGGTCAACAAGTATGATGTTATTGTAATCAAATTCAACATAAATGTTACCGTTGTTATCCGCTTGAATGTTACCTGCCATAATAATAAAAATAATTTTCCAAGGCTCCTTTATAATCCTGTAATGACGGAATTAACGGAAATGGAATTACGAGTATAGCACCATCGTAGATATTATTTTCTAAACCACCAAATTGTGGATTGGCTTGTAAAATTAGCCAACCAAAATAAGGTGAGTTGTAGAATTGTTGTGATACCTTATCCAATCTACTCTGTGCTACCTTATAAATGTATGTCTTATCCGTAGTCTTTTGTGGAATATTTACATAAGGCACTACAGTCTGTTCACCATTTAAAAGAAACTCACTATATCTATTATAATAAGGAAATCCCATTAGTTAAGTTTTACTTTCGAAATAAATATTGCTCCTTGGGGGTCATTCCAAGTTGATTTATCTGTTGATTGGTTTGTTGATGCTCCGAGAGCCTTTATTAATTTTTGCTCATTGTCCGAAGGATTAGTGTTTAAGTCATAATCAAACAATCTAGTCTTACTCGGGAATGGTGTATACTTTATAAAATTCTTAAGTTTATTTGTTTCCATTTCAGTTAAAAATGACTGAGTCAATGCGTTTTCTTGTTCGAACAATGGTTTCGCTTGTGTCAACCAATATGCATCAAACTCTTGGGATATGTTGGTATTTCCTTTACCCAACAACTTGTCATTGTTAATTATATTACCAATCAAAGCATTTTTAAATGTTTGATAATTCTCACTTTTTAAATCATTTGACAATAACATATATTCTCTTTTAAATGGTAATGATATGAATTTATTGTCTTTAGAATATTGATTGAACACAACACTCTCTAAAGATTTCGCAGTAGTATTTTCTTTTGTTTCACCATAAACTAAATAACCTTTATAAGCATTTCCTTGATAATTGAATTCTGATAATTCTGTTGTGATAACATAAAACTCATTTAAATTAGTTTTGATTTTTGTAATATCATCAACCATTTCTAATAATGTATTTGCAGCAGTGCTTCCCGGACCTACTTGAGTTGTTCCACTTACTTTATATAATTTTAAATTTCCATTTTTTTGTTGAAACCCATCAAGTTGTGTTCCTGCACCAGTGTTATATGGTGCAGTATTTGCTCGACTTATAAATTGTAAATAAGTTTGTTGAGCATTTACCATGTCTTGATTTATTTTTGTTAGGGCGTTTTGGTATGTTCCCTTTTTATTTTTAACATAATTAACGAAATTCTTTCTTAATTCTCTAATTGCTTTTTCGTTAAATTGTTTTTGGTCTCTTGTCATGAAAAACATAAAAGGGTCTTGTGTTGCTTCTGTTTTAGATTCAATGTTTCCTACAAAGTCATTTGTCACTTTATCAATTATTTGTTGAATCGAATCTGGTTTTCCAAATAAATAAACATCATCACTTGGCTGAACTAAGAAATGTCCCTTTGTATAAATTCTTGCCGTGCTCCAATTTTGTAGTATAGCATTATTATATTGATTCAGTGCATCTCTACTCTTATTAACAACAGTTTGGAAGTATGTTTGTGTTGTTGAAACAAAATTATCCATAAATTGTTGATACGATATAGTTCCGGTTTCCCCGCTAGCAGTGACTACAGTTGTTATTCTATCACCAATCGTATTTTCGTTTGACTGACCATTGAGATTTGGAACCTGATTAACCGTTGGTGCCGCAGCTTGGTTAACCAATTGTAAGAACTCTTTATCTAAAACTTTCAAACTATCGTCAGTAACATCTGCTCTATCATCCCACATTTCAGTATTAGCATAATAGTTGAATGTTAATGCATTTTGTAATTTATCAATTGACTCTTTCAATCCACTACCCCCAACAAACTTGAAGGACATTGTAATGTTTGCAATCATCGGTTGAACCCCAATTCCCTCTGGATTAATATCCAAACTTTCATATGAAATCTGAAGTCCATCAGGAATTATTTTGGTATTGTAGAAATCTCCAATTCTTAAAACTAAAACAGGTGGTGCACCAAAGGCTGTGTTTACGGCATCATTGAATTGTAATTCTTGTCTTCCTCCGACTTCTTTTACAGTTGGAATTGTATCTCCTGGTCTCATACACTGTTGTAAGAATGTAAGTCTCGAGTTCAACCCTTCAGGTGTTGTAGAATGAAACGCTGGTTGGAAAAATTTAAGTTTTTCTTTTAGTGAGTCGAAAACCATAGGAGTTTCTTCTTTAATAGTTTCGAAATAGTCACACTCAGATAGTAATGTTCTGAGCACCCTTTTAGTAATGTTATCAGGTTTTCTAATCTTAGTCTCAATATTTTGACCCGCTATTGGTCTTAGAGGTTCATTTCCAGGTCCACCAGCTGGTTGTGATGGTTGTGCTGGTTGTTGATTTGGAACACCTGTTGTTGCAACGATTGATGAAATACTAACTCTTCTACAACCCATTGCACTCAACGAATATATTTGTGAGTTATTGTTTACACTTTCACTATCATCACTATCACTACAACTAAATTGTGTTTCGACAAAATTACCTTCTTTCGGTTCCCATCTTTTAGCATTAGCATTTTCACCCTTTGGAACTTGTTTGAATTTTATTCTTCCTAAGTTAATAAACTTACTTAATGATGGTTCTGATTGGAAGAATTTTATAACAGAATCTATTCTTCTTTCTGATAATGTTAAATTGTATGGTGTTGTTCCGGCTCCAGACGCACTACCTTCAAGAGTAATTGTAACAACTCTGTTTGGATTGTTTTCCAAAGTGCTAGCTAACTGAACAAAAAAATTATTCTGAACTTCGTCATAATTTTTTACAACAACATTTGAGAAAAAGTTTTGTAAATCAGCTTGACTGTAATTTGTGTTCCCTGTCTGAGCCAAATAAATCGAATAGTATGAAGGGTAACTTGATACCGTTCCTTTAACTGGGTCGTTGTTTGGAAAATATAACGAAAAGTTTTGAAACTGTTTTAAGTCGTCACTTGGTGTGTTTTGACTTGGTTCGGCAACTAACGTTGCTTGATTACCTGAATTGTCATTACCTGTAGCCACACTGTCTCTAATAAACCCTAACTGTTCTTTACTCAAATCTCCCGAATTAATAATTTGTTGTAATTCATTCAACTCTCCTGGTGAAACTGTGTAATATTTTTTAGCTAATTCATATAAATCATATTTTCTACAGCCAGCAAAGAAGGACTCGAGAATACTGTTAACTCTGTTTTTATTCGTTTCATTACTCAAAACCTTATTAACTATGATATTCAAAACAGACGGATGGTCAACGACTATTTTCCAAGATAACGAACCAGTTCTCGATGTATTTGTATAAGTATAAACAGGTTCTGGTCTACCTAAAAAGTCTGTTCCTTTCCAATTGGCACTAACAGATTCATTAAACGTTAATCCGTATGGTGGAAACCACATAACCCTACCACTGTTAGGTCCTCTTTCACATATAGGTAATTCAGCCACACTGAAACCCGGTGTTGCTGATGTTCTCCACGCTAAATTTTCAAGTGAGAACATATATTTTTTGGCATAAGATACTCCAGCAGCAGTATCTAAAACTAAATTTGTAGAATCTTGTCCCCCTTCTCTCTTGTTTGGAGCAATGTTCAAATTATATGTTGAATCCATTACAGAATATGCAAATTTTCTACCTTGTGTGGTCATACCATCAGTCTTCTGTAAGTCGTTATATTGAAGGTATGGGATATCTTTCGCAAACACTCTACAATATTCCGTTCCAACTTCTTGTCCAATTGAACCTGTATAGGTTAATACTCTAGAACCTTTAGTCATTTCATTGTATCCGTCATGGAATATTTTACTTACTTGGTCAATTGCATTACCAACGTGTTGTAATCTCCTACCCCCTTGTGGTTGACTATCAATAATTCTTTGAGTATCGTCAAGAATTGAACCTTGTCTGAATTCAATATTGGTAGATTCTGTGTTGTTGTATGACGATGGTTTAAAGTCTTGGTCTTGGTCAAGTATCTCACCCCCTATACCAACCTTCTTACCAGCGTTATCTTTGTATTTCGGAGAGACCCATGTAAATCCACCTTCAATACCACCACCATTACTATATGTTGGTCCATTAGCTCCGAGCTTTATTTCCCTGCTAACACCCTCATAAAGTTGAGCCAACTCAGATGGTCCATAAACGGGAGTTTCTTGCTCTTGTCCATAAGCATTTGTTGGTATGTCTCCACCAGGCGAAAATACTCTTGATGGGTCAGATGTTGTTGAACCAACATAAAAATTACTGTTCGATTCTACGGTTCCAACTAATGCTCCGGCCAATCTATCAAAAATAGTTCTTTGATAATTTGGCTTGTATTTGTTATAATCAATATTATCAAATAACCTAGATTTCTGACCTCCACCTGTATTATTCAAAAACAATTGTGAACCCGACTTATCAGCACCTACAAGTCTATTAAAAAACTTACCAACCGCAGACCTTCTAAACGCATTTGTTAATTGTTGTATTGTGGTTGGTTGTCTTTGATTAATTAAAGGGTCAAAGTAGGAACCTGGTATTGTTGAAACAGGTATTATGGTTCCTGCTAGTCTCAAAGCAAAATCCGTTGCCGCCAATATAGGATTGGCTGGAACTGTGATTTGATAATTTGGCTCGAGTAAAGGAACTCTTCCTGTGACTAAGTTGAGAATATCTGTTCCGCCTCTAACATTGAATGCATTAATTCTACCTATAGTATTTTGTCTAATACCTGTAGCAATTCTTCTTTGAAATTCTGCTCTCAGGGTTTCAGCACCTAATTTAGCTATAAATGAATCTTGTGATAAAAGACCGTTCGTTCCTTGTGGGTCAGGGGATAATAAAATTGATACAGGACTATATGTTGAGGGAACAAAGGTTGTTGGGTATGGTTGGTTATTGTATAGGGTAGTTGCCTGTGGTCTATTCATCGAGTCGAAGAATTCAGCACTATCCAAAGGTAATTCACCACCATTAGAAAAAACATTGAGTGGTTTCCACTTTTGTGATTCAGGTAAGGATTGTCCTAAGATATTTGCATCTTGATAACCATATTCACCTTCGTTCGATTTGGTATTTAATAACCCCCCTGGGTCAGGAACTTGTTCATACCCACCCTCGTTACCATACTGATTGAGAGGATATAATTTATTGGCAAAACTTGGTTCATCAATCAGATTGTCTGGACTATCAACTACTGATGTATCAGATTGAATATATTCGTAGTTTGTTGGTGGCGTAGTTCTTCTCGGAGACTTTGCATATGGAGCTAAGTTCTTCGTTATAAGTTTTTTTCTGAACCCTTCTGAGCTAACTAAATCTAACGGACTACCCATTAATTGTTTTTATTATAAATAGGTTATTCCTATTTTTTATTTTACCCTACCAGGTGTAACTTTAGATTGTTCCGCAACAATTTCGAATATTCTTTCCTTAAGTGTTAATGAACCTTTGTTTAGGATATCTTCAATAATTTTAGAATCTGCACCTGTTGCCGTTACGTTTATATCAATTTTTCCACTTATTGGTTTGACTTCAATAGTTTCGTTTACAGTAACACCACCACCACCACCTACTGCACCTCCCTTTCCTGTCGAAACACTTTGTGCGGTTTTGTTCCTACCGAAAATAAAATCATTATTAACTGTTGGTTCGGTAACACCAGCAGTTACCATGCTATTTATTGTAGGGTCATTTTTTTTACTAGGAATTTTTTTCTCGTCGAAAGATTTGAAAATTTCATCTATTTGTTTAGAAAATGGTAAACTACCTTTTCCGATATCCTTTCCCGCTTGTTTGAACTCAGACAAAATATCATCTTTAGTAGTCATAAGTTCCTTTTCTATTTGACTAAGGATTTTTTTTCTTTCTTTCTCATTTGTTGCAGCTCCCAATCGTTTTTGGAATCCCTCCATTTTTTCTTCATAGTCCTTGTTGAAAACACTTCCTGCAACACCTGTCCCTTTTTCTCTAATAGAACCCTGTATTTTATTAATGTTATTGAGGGCTGTTTGATTACCGGTAATGCCTCTTAAAATTTTTTCATTTATCTCCTTCAAGTTGGCTAACATACCTTCTTGTATGTTTAATTGATTTCTTTGAACCGCCTCTATATCCTTTGGTCTGTCTTTTTCAGCATCCAACGTTGCTTTAAGTTGTTCTGAACTAAGGTCTGTCAATTTTTTATACGATTCTTTTCCCTGTTCATCCACCACCTTTATTTCATATCCTGTTCCTCCTTCACCCATTCTTGATAAGTTCGCAACTAATTTTTGGTCATCTTCACTAAATCCTGTAGCAATTCCTGTTTTCTTAATGTCAGTCATTCTTTTATCAAAATCCGCAGCGGATAAAGCAGCTTCTCTCATTGACTTGGCACTCACACCTGTTTGAGCTTCCATCTCTCTTAGTGTTAAAATTCCTTGTGGACTTATTTTGAATGATTTTGTTTTTTCATCGAAGTATGTAAATTGTTTTGCAACATTAATTAAAGAATCTTGAAGTCCTGATGGGTCGTTAATCGATTGATTCATTAACATGAATGGGTCAGTCAAGTTACCCGCAGATACTCCTAGTCTTTGAAATGCTGACGCCACCTCAATTGCTTTGTCAGGGTCTAAAACTTTGTCCGCCAACTCAAATGTTTGTTTCATATCAAATCTTAACATTGACGCTTGTGCCGCCATCTTTGTTAATCCTTGGACTCCTCCTTCAAAATTAAAACGTGATAATTGTTCTGTATTCGCAACAACTTCTCCCATAACCGCTTTAGCATTAACTCCAATACTATTAGCATAGTTTATGGATTCAAAAACCTGTTCGGATATGTTTGAATACATAACGCCAACCTTAGCAAACTCATCCACAAGTTTATTAACATCTTGACCAATAACTTTACTCGTTGCAAATAATTCTAAAACATCCTCTTTTGTTGCAATAAGATTTCTTCTAGAACCTAAAGCTACCGCTTCAATTGTTTTACCAGCGTCTTCAAATTTTCCTCCAAGACCGACAATTTCAGGTCCCACTGCCGTAACCGCCTCCATCATCTCTCGAATTCTTGTTCTGTTACCAATGAATGTTTTATTTATCCCATCTGCAGCCATTGTAATCTCATACATTTTTTGTAGAGTTTGGTCCAAAGGAGCTTTCATCTTAGTTAACTCTTCACTCAATTTAGCGATTGTCGCCTTTGCGCTACCAAGATTTTCTAAATCGGGATTAGTTGAATCTGTGGTTGGTGTTGTTGCCATGGTTTTACCTTTTTATCTATAAATAGATAAAGGACTAAAATTTAGTCCTTTCTATTAGTTTCTATCCATTTATCCAAAAGATATTTTCTCATAAAAATTGGCATTGAGATAAAATCTTGGTATGTAATCTTAAGTAATGTGTTCAAGTAAAAGAATTCATCGAGTTGTCCTTTCCTATAATCAGAAGAAAGGGCGAAAAAATTCAACCCCAAAACCAACATTAACCGTTAGTCTTTCTCCTGATGGGGCTGTTACTTCTTTGAACATGTTAAGTCTTGGTTCGTTTTCGTTCATGAATGTTCTTATATATTTTGAGTCTGCTATAGGCATTTGTTCGATGAACTTAATAATCTCCACCTTGTCTGTCGCCCCATCAATCTCAACAATCTGTCTTTGTAATCTCCAAGTAACCCTTGGTGCAGTTCTACCAACAGGATAACTGTCAACCATTTTTGATATTTCATTAATTTCACCATAAGTTAATGGTTTCAATTTAACGGTTACACCTGACTTTGGTAATTTTGTCACAAAAGTTCCGTCTTCTAATGGTTCTTGTCCATTAATAATTGGAAGTGAATCAAGAACAATTTTAGCAATAAATTGTTTTTTTGTGTTTGGGTCAGTCAAAGACATATCTATTTCAGGACCGAAAGAAGTGTTTCTCAAGAACACCAAGATAGCCTCGATGTCTCCTTCTAACAAATCATCAACTCTAATGTCTGGCTCATAGATTTTAGACCTCAATAAAGTTGTTGTGATATCATCAGCACCTCCCATAAGAATGTTCTCATCGGACGCAGTGAGATAACCAATTTTGAGTGATTTCTTTTTATTTTTATAAAATGCACCTTGTGATGGTAGGGGCACCATGTCGTGTGGTAATGTGAAATTTTCTTGACCGTAGTCTCTTGCTTGATTTTCCATATAAAAAAATAACCGTAAAGTTTATGTCTTTACGGTTAAATATAATTAGTATTGATTTTTTGTATATAGTATTAGTATACTAACACGCAACGGTCAGGACGAAGACTGGCTGAAATGTCTGCCAAAGCGTCTGTGTTGTAAGCTAACGTTCCAAAGTTAACACTCGTTAAGAATGTTCCGTATAAAATCCATTTTTCCACAACAACTCCTGTTGGGTCCAAAAGTTCAAGGTCGATATCTCTCTTGTATCCCGCAGCATAACCCATACGACCTGTCACAGATTCAGCGTGTAAACGAACCCACTCCATAAGTGCTTGAGCAGCAGAAGGACCAATTGGGTCTCTGAATTTAACAGGGATTTCGTCCCAAGTGAATCTACCAGCAACATATGTAGAAGTGTTTAAGAATGGAATTTCTGTAGATACAATTTTGATTGATGGTCTTGATGTTGATTCAACAAACCACTCATTAATACCTAAACTCGAAGGAAATCTTAGAATGAATCGATTCTGGCGTTTCGGTTCGTAAGGTATCGGCATTTTCATTAATAAATCAGCCATGTTATATTAGTTTTTGTTTTTTTCTTGTTTATATGTTATAAATATAGTCTTGTGTAAAAATATATTACTTTACTTTTTTTTCTAAAAGAATATTCTTTATTTAACTTCCTTTTTAATTCCTCCAGCAGTAGAATAAGTCTTAACTAGATTATCTGGTTTATCTTTAAAGTGTTTACTC